TCATAAACTTGCCGCCTCTTGGTCCAAACAAAGACCCAAGGCTTGTGGTCAGTTTTCTAAAGTAATTATTTAAAGCACCATAGTTCTCATTAAAGTGCCTTCGCTCATACCCCTCTGGCGGGAAACCCAGACTCGGTATAGATGGGGAATCTAATTGTTGCTTGACATTGGCCATGGGGTAATTATGTCAGGACAGACAGCGCGTGGTTGATGTGCTTGATCCGGTCATCTAGGCCAATAAAGCCACCATTGATCTTTTTGGTCATGGTTTTATAGTCTTGACTATCCGCATACTGGTTGAGCTTTTGGACACTCCAAAACCATCCGGCAGTCAAGGCCGCATATTGGGGTGTGGCCACCAGTTCTGGCTGCATGATCAGGTCCACGCCAAGCGCTTGGCCAGCATGGTGATAGTTGGCAGACCCAGTCAATTGAATGCAGCCACGGCCTCGGAAACGATACCCATCGCCACTGGCCTCATCCCTGTTACCCATGCGGCCACTGTAGACAGTGTTGGCAATGAGCTTTGGGTTTCTGGCGCAGGCTTGGGCCTTGGCAGCGTCAAAGCGCCTTGGCCAGAGCTTTTGAAGTGCTTCAGCCCTGTAATTCAAGTTCTCTTCAAGCACCTTAAACTGGCCACATTCATGGCCACACTGGCCAATAAAGGCAGCCTGGCGCAATGGTGTTGAAATATCAAAGCGATCAAATGTCGCATTTAAGGCATCGACCCACTCTGGGCCAATATGCAGTTTGGCTAATTGTTCAGCGTTGATCATTGACCAAGCTCCTTACAGATTCATAGGCATCAATACAGGCATTGAGCTGGGCCGTGTTTCTATCCCCTTGGGCCACTATTTCGGCAATGGCTTGGAGGGTGGCTCGCTCGGCATCAGCAGCTGGGTCAGCCGGTCTGTCAGGTTGACTTCCTGTTTCTTTGCTATTTGGGGTGGCAATGGTGGCACTTGTGGGGGCTTGAACACAACTGGCGGCTGGGAGGCGCACGCGGCCAAAGCGAATGGCACGATCAAGGGCAGAAGTCTTTTGATTGATAGCATTGTTTGCTTCCTGTAGTTGGGTTGCAGTGGTGTTTATTTTCTCGCTCATGGCCTGCTCTTTGGCCCGTGATTCTTCGTTTTTCTTGGCAATGGCAATTTGCATTTCAGCATCACGATCTGACCAGCCAAAATGGTAGCCGCCTCGGTATGTGCCAAACAAGGCAATGCTCAAGCCTAGCAGTAAGTAGGGGAGTGGGATGCCAAACATTATTCTGACTCCGTTCTTGCCTGCGCCAGTTGTTCGCGTTCATGGTCATCTTCAAGATGTTCCGGTGGCGTTGTCGGTGGTGGCCCAGGTGTCCATGACTCATCAAGCTCTGGATTGGTCCAAGTTGGCATTGCCCCAAATGGCTGCGCTGGGATGCCGTTGGTGCTTGCATTGAATCCATGATTATTGCTGTAACCATACTGGCCCATCATGGGCTGGCACATTGGCTGCTGCATCATGGGTTGTTGGCCATTAAAGGCTCTAGCAGCAGACCCTACAGCCTTCTTACCCATAACCCCGCCAATACCGCCAACAATTAAAAGAACGATATCGTTCAGCATCTTTGTATAAGCCTGGTCAATCGGGGCCATGGATTTGATTGGCTGGGTCACAAAAGTCACTGAGTACAAAAGTGCAATGACAATGAAGCACAAAATCAATGTGACCACAACGACCACAAAGCCCCAAATCCTGACCTCAAACTCTTCAGTTGATAGGCTTGGTTTCTGATTGCTGTTCATTGACTTTCTTCTCCAAGATGGGTGCGACTAGGTACTCTGGACATTGCTGGGTGAATTGACACTTTGGCTTTTGGCACTGCTCTGCATGAAAATTGTCAGGGTTCTGGCACGGGTATCGATAGACATCCTTGCAGCCAGTCAGCACCAATAAAAGCAAAATGTATTTCATGCGTACAAATCTAATTTCCGGTTTTGGAATATCTCAATTTTCAATTTGGTTTGCTCTGCATTCATTTTATAAATCTCAAAGGCCAAGTCTTCAACTGCGATCTGGGTCTTCTTTTGCTCCATGGCTGCAAGCCGCATCTCTTGCTGCTTTAGCATTTTGCGCTCGACAAGGTCATATTCCTGTGGATATCCAGAGGGCTTGATCATCGGGAAAAGTCTGATTGCATCAATTGTCATTGTGAATAAAAATCCAATAGATGTAATTAAGTGGCACGGCCAGCCAAAGAAAAATCTGCAATACATCAGTCATTTCTTGTCTTCCCTTTCTCTTGCTCTTGCAAAAAAGTAAAGTAATTTACCCCTCAGTTCACCAGAGTCTGCAACACCGGCCCATTCTGCCAACTTATTCCAGATAACTAAAAGCTGCTCAGAAGTGCAGTTGTCACCATTTGTCGTGATCCACCGAGACAATTCCATGTGTCTCATGGTGGGTTCGCTGATCCAACTTAATGCATAAAAGTCTGACAGTAGACATTGCTTTGGCTGTGCTGAGACCAGTAATCCGAGGGATAACAAGCACAGCACTACCCATTTCATTTACTCATCTCAGTGGATGCCAAATTCAATCTGGTTTTGATTTCTGTCGCGTCTTCTGGTGCTTCTCTAAACCCGACTGAAATGTAGCCATCAAACTCACCCATTTGGGGTGGGATACCAGCACGGCAAACATACTTCACACCTTGCTTTTCTTCCCAGTCTGAATTCTTTCCAGTGACAACTAGCTTGTCGCAATAAACCTCACCACCTAGCATTGAGATCATCGCCTGATTGCGCTGCGGGTCTTTATTGAATAAAGATGAATTGACCCCATCCATGGTCTTGTCATGGCCCTTGGCGGTTAATGCAAACAGTGTGGTGCGTGAATTGACCACCAAACTTGCTTTATGGACTGTGACTGTCTCGGCCTCCAAGTCCCTTTGGACTGATAAGGCAATTTGCATCAAAGCCGGTGTCTCTTTTAATTCTGAGTTGTGGCTTGAAGTTGTGATGGCCTGCAAGATCATTTGTCTTGAGTCCCAAGCAAAGTATCCGGCAAAGGCCAGAAACGACAGCAAGATCACTGTAAAGAGTTTGAACGGGTTATCGACCCATTTGATTAGCTCAACAATCTTGCCAGCAGTTGAGTCATCTTTTTTAGCTTCTGGCTTTGGTGCAGCAGCTGGTGGCGCGGCCATAGTCACATTGACCTGGCTTGTTGGCGCAGGCTTTGGCCTTGACCTTTTAACTGGGGCCACCTTGGCCGCTGCTCTTTTGACTGGTGCTTTTGTCATTTCATCGCCCAAATAATAATGAATGTACCCCAGACGACAAATGCCGTGATGCAGGCCGCAGCAATGATTGCCACGGCCCAGTCCTTCACTTTAGGCTCATAAAGATAATGCCGGCCATGCTGGTGATCATTATCCCTGAGACACCCAGCATGATGTTTTCAAGCCTCTTAATCCTGGCACACAGCATTTCATAACGCAGTGTGCAGACATCGACATGGGCATTAAGTTGAGCTTGAGTCGGGTCCATGATTAGGCATTTCGAGCAGCTTCAAGCGCAGCCTGTGCCGCTTGATAGGCTGCAATGACTTCAGCAGTCCAAGCCGCATTGCAGATTGCAGTCAGTTTGACAACATCAGCATCAGAGATTGCTGAATAGTTCTCTGTTGCCATGTGTGCATTTACTGCGGCTACTTGAGCATTGATGTCAGTTGCGGGAGGCAATAATGTTCGGTGATTCCCGATTAAGTCTCCATCTGAAGACATCTTGTGCATACGTACATAAACAGTTCCATTATTAGAAACTTCAATTTGGTCAATGATTAGTGATTTCATTTTGTGTCCTTAATTTGCTGATGAATAAGTTGCAGTGCCAGTTGGGTTATGAGCACCTGATGTTAAACCGCTACTTGCTGGAAACCACACATAACAATTTGTTGTAGCATTTGCCAGAATTGTCCCAATAAACGCTTCCGCTTGATTTGAACCAGTACTAACGCTAGTTGATGTTGCCGTAATAGGGAGTGTCATAATAAAGTATGTTGTTGTTGAACCTGTAGTAACAGTGCCGCTAAATTGAAATTCTATAAATACTGATGTACCAATTTTTATGTATTTAGCATAAGTGGTTGTTGGTGTTCCTGTCCAATTAGTAATGGAAGATAAAGTAGGTGTCCAAGTACCTTCTTCATAGTCATCTAGCGTATTAGCGTCTGTAGATGCTGATTGAGTTGCGGGAAATGTTATGCCTGTGCCTGTTGCAGTTGAAGCACCTTGAAGTGCAATCGATTTACCCAAATCAAACTGAAGAAGTGGTGTACTAACATTGTAAAAAATAAATGGTCTAGCGGCTGTACCACCTGCGTTGTAGGTAGAGGTCATACTAACTGACACATCACCTGCATTTAAATTCAAGATTGCTTTTTGTGTACTTGTTGATTCCACCCATACTTCAGTAGTAGCGGAAGTAAGAATATGCAAAGGTTTTGCAGGGGCTGTAGTTCCAATACCAACTTTTCCAGTTGTGTAATAAATATCAGAACCAGTAGTTGTCCATTGGCTTGATGCAACTGATGCCCATGAACCATCACCACGCCAGAATGTTGACGCACTAGCGGATGTTCCTGAGTTTAGATTAGTTACTGGTAGATTTCCTGTTACACCAGTAGATAAAGGCAAACCAGTTGCATTGGTCAGTGTTACTGATGTTGGCGTGCCAAGAATCGGAGTAACTAAAGTTGGACTTGTTGACAACACATTGTTGCCTGATCCAGTTGATGTGCCAACACCAGTGCCACCCTTTGCGACTTTAAGTAATGGGCCGGCATCAAACAATGCGTCAATGGTGTCTAAGTCAGCATTGACTTTTGTTCCCCAGGTATCAGTGGATGCACCGACTTCTGGTTTGGTCAGTAATAAGTTGGTCGTTGTGGAATCTGCCATTTCATGCTCCTTTTAGACTGGTGTCCAAGTCTCTGAATTATCCCCGATTGTGGTCCAAGTTTCTGCTGTGTCGCTGATGGCCGTATAAGTTTCTGCTGTGTCTGGAATTGCACCCCAGCCAAAACCAAAGATTGTGCCAACCGACCCAGTGGCCGCATTGCCAGTGATGGCAAATGAAGTGCTTTTGACAACACTTCCCACAGCTGCCGTAGCGCTATTGCCGGTGATAGCTTGGAACGTGATGACCTCAGATGGCATCGTTTGCACTGCACCCGTGGCCATGTTTCCTGTGACTGCCTTGCTGGCTGCAACACCCAAAGAGCCAATAGCGCCTGTGGCCGCGTTGCCAGTAATTGCAAATTCATACGCACGCGTAACAGTGCCAACCGCTGCCGTGGCCGCGTTGCCGGTGACTGCCTTGCTTGATTGCGCTAAAACCGATCCGACCGCGCCTGTGGCCGCATTGCCCGTGATGGCAATGCTTATTGAGAAAGTGACTGTTCCAACATTGCCGGTGGCAATGACACCATCTTCTTGCTCAGATATATTGACCAGGGGTGTTCCGACAGCGCCAATGGCCGTGTTGCCACTGATGACGACATTGCCTATGCCATAAGCGCCAAGGCCATAATAGCCCGATCCATAAGCAGCCATGCCGCTGCCCCTTGGTTAAGCGACCCGAATCAGGCCGGTGCTTGCATCATTGGTCGGCATGGTCAAGGTGAACGTGCCAGCAGTGACTGTCTGTGATCCAAACGTGTGGACACTGACCGCCTTGTTGCTTTGTGTGCTGTTATAAATCAGGACCGCATCAAAGGCCGTGGATAGCGTGACAGTTGTGAATGAAATGTTCGCACTGGGGGTCACAAAGGCCGTTGTGCCACTGGTGCTTGGCGCAGTGCCAAACGTCACAGTCACACCGCCTGCTGTGTAGCCAGTGCCTGACACTTCATTGGTTGCACTGTAGGCCGTGGTTGTCGCGTTGACTGTGGCGCTGGCCAAGTACAAGGCAGCCTTAAAAGTGTCGGCAGCAGTAGACCCACGGGTCACACCAGTGCCAAAGTTGTGGTGGCCGACCAGCAGCTCACCCTTAAAACTTGTACACATCGCTTGAGTGTTAGCCATATCAATCCTTAAATTGCTTGGGTTTCGCCTTCAGCGAAAACACCTCGTTTTAAAACCATGTTCACCGACCTATGCACCATCTCGCCATCAAGCCAATATTCTACCCAGTTGGTGGATTCATTGTTGTTATCCACAGACCCTTCACGCTTCTCAAGCAAAGAGTCATCCATATCGCCTTTTGTCGTTGTCACAATCATGTTTTTATCCAAAAGTCTTTGCACGGGTTAATAATGCGCCACCAGAAGAGGCACTTCGATCATCGGCAGTTTGTGAATCATTCAAGGCTCGCTCATAGAGCGTTGCCCATGTCTGGATTCTCGCATCATCTTGCAAGTATGGCGCAGCCTGCAAGAGTGATCCATAAAGATAAATGTCGGGGTTTGATGTCAAAAGCCAATTGGTCGTGTTGCTAGTTGATAACTTTGACAATTTAGCGTAATAGGTCAGCTCAATCGTGTAGTTTGCATCTGGTGTTGGGACAATCCTAAACTGGCCACCAACAATGCCAAAGAATTTTGGTCTGCCACTGCCAGTGAATTTGGTCATCTCATTGTCCAAGGCATCAATGCTCAAAAACGTCAATGGTGTCTGTGGGTTTGTGCTTGTGAGCTTGAGGGATTTGGTCTCAAGAAAGTCAGCAGGCACAGCACCATATTGCGCATCAAAATACGCATTGGCTCTGACAATCATCTGCCTGGTGCGCAGTGTTCTTTCAATTTGTGCCTCGGCCAGAGAGATAAAGTCAGGAATGACAGTTGTTAAATCAGACCGATTCAGCCAGTCGCCAATGGATGTCTTTAATTCCGCGTATGTAGTCAGTGCCATTATTGGGCCTCTTTTTCCATCTCTTCTTTCACAATCCAAGTGTGTTC